CAATAGCAGAGGTTACTAATGTTGTAACATCAACAAAACCTAAGTTACCTGAACCATCTGTTTTAAGTGCATTATTAGCACTACCATCTGCATCGGGTAGTATAAATGTTTGATCAGAAGAAACCGTTCCTGGTGCTTTTAGACCTATATAATTTGAGTTATCTGAATCAAATAACTTTACTTCACCTTGACTATTAATTTTTATTTCAGACATAAATGTTTTTTACCATATTAATTTTGATACTTGTAGCGAATAATAACGATACCTGAACCACCAGATTGACCTGGAGAGTTACTAGCTCCTCCACCTCCACCTCCGCCAGTGTTAGCTGTGCCTGCAGTTCCTACAACTGTTCCATTTCCACCTGCTGGAGCAGGAACAGAACTTGTTCCACCAATACCGCCACCAAAAGGTCCTCCGCCATTTCCATCATTTGGTCTACCAGGTACAGGCTCAAAAGAAGCGCTTACTCTACCACCACCCCCACCTGCTCTACCAACAGGAGAACCATTAATACTAGTTGTTGTTCCTACACCTCCAATAGCAGAACTTCCATCAAGTGTATTTGAAACAGCAGGAGCAGCGCCACCTGCGCCTCCGCCACCTCCAGATTGACCTCTACAAGAAGGGTATGAAGCACCAGCAACTCCTGCATTGCCTTGAGGAGGAGATACAGGAGGAGTATTACCTGCTCCGCCACTATAAGTAGCTCCAGCACCACCACCAGAACCACCAGCAGCGCCACTTTTTTCTGGAGTAGATGGACCAGGAGGATGACCTGCACCGCCGCCTCCTGCTGAAGTAATTGTTGAAAAAACTGAATTAGCTCCACTAGCCCCTTGATTAGAATAAGGAGCTGTTCCACCAGCTCCTACTGTTACAGGGTAAGCTTGCGCTGTTACTGTTAAACCTAAAGGTGCATTTAATGGTGAAGCTGTATAGGGATCACCAGAGTTTTTTCCCTCTCTGTAACCACCAGCACCGCCGCCGCCAGAACCATCACCAGAACCAGAACCTCCACCAGCTATGACCATATATGAAACACCATCACCACCACCAAAAGAATTACCTACAGATGAAACGGTAAATGTTCCAGTGGATGTAAAGGTATGTATTTTATAATCACCACTTGTTGTCTCAGTTCCACCAGAAGCTGCTATGTAAGTTGGTCCTTCTAAATCACCAACATTATTTTCTACAATGTATAACCAACCTTGTGTAGCATCTATATATTGTAAAACAACAGAAGCACGATCAGTTGTTAAATCTGAATTGGCTGCCAACCCTTGAATATTCGATCCATTTCTATCTATTGTTAATTTGTTTGTTCCAAAGGTACCTGCATAATCTTTTAAAGCTACAAAGTCGCCCACACTAGGACTAGCAGGTAAAATCATTGTTGTAGGCCCTAATGTTGTATTAATAAAATATCCTGTGCCAGAAACTAATGTAATTGCACTATATTGAGGAGTAGTGTTCCAATTTATATCTGATGTAACTAAAGTATTTATATCGGTAAAAGATAATGTACCTGAAGCATTTGTTGTAACAATAGTATTTGCTGCACCATCAGCATTAGGAACAATAAAGTCTTGATCTGCTGCAACAGTAGAAGGACTTTGTAAAGATACTTCGTTAGAATTATCTGAGTCTTTTAGTGTAAGTTTTCCTTGATCACGAATTCGTACATTTGCCATGTCATTAGTTTTGGTATTTGTATCTGATTACAACGACACCTGAACCACCTGCGCCACCACCTGAGTTACATGGTCCACCACCTGCACCAGAACCGCCGCCACCGCCAGTATTAGCTGTGCCTGCTGTTCCATTACTAGGAGGAGTATTTGAAGCTGCACCGCCTCCGCCTCCGCCAGTAGAACCAGCAGAACCAGGCCCAGGAGTAGCACCTGCACCGCCGCCACCTCCGCCAGCATATGCTACAGGAGATGCTGATATACAAGACGTTGCACCTGCACCGCCAACAGCTGATGCTGCACCTGCTACTGGTCCATTAGCATTATTACCTACTGCCGTAGCACCACCTCCGCCGCCACCAGCATATGCTGGTCCGCCAGATCCAATGCCACCATTATTACCTTGAGGAGGACTAACTGGAGGAGTGTTACCTGTTCCACCTGTTCTTGTTTGCCAACTAGATCCACCACCTGAAGCACCTGGTCCACCAGCTTGTTGAGGACTTGAATTTATTCCTCCCATTCCGCCGCCAGCAGAAGTAACTGTTGAAAAAACTGAGTTTGCACCATTAGTAGCAATAGTAGATCCACAACTAGGCGCACCTATTGCTCCAGATCCACCTGCCCCAATAGTTATAGGGTAGCCTTGAGCAGATACAGGTAAAGCTGATACAGGACTTGTTAAAGGACCTGGACCTGCAGTGTAAGAACCAGAAGCAGTACCAGAAGATGCTCTCCATCCACCAGCTCCGCCGCCACCACCTCCGCCGCCAGGAGAAGCAGAAGCACCACCTCCGCCGCCAGCACCTACTACCATGTAATCTACAGTATTTGATCCTGCAGCATTACCTACAGATGAAACGGTAAATGTTCCTGATCCAGTAAATGTATGAATTTTGTAATCTCCGCTTGTTGTTTCTGTTCCACCACTTGCTGAAATATATAAAGCTTGTGTAGCACCTTGATCTGCAACACTTGTGATTACCCAACCTTGAGTTGCATCTACATAAATTATTTGCAATGCTTCTCTATCTCTAAAAAAAATTGCATCATCAGTTGAGCCTTGTATTTTTTCCGAACCGTTTGCTGCCACAGTACAATTATTTGAATCCCATGTACCTGCGTAATCTAATAAACCTATTTGTGCTCCTGCACTTCCTGCTGGAAGATTAACTGTAATAGCTCCTCCAGTAGTATTAACAAAATATCCTTTGCCTGCTACTGCCGTAAAAGTAGAAGTTTTAATATCACCAGTCTGCCAATCAACAGCGCCAAAACCATCAGCTGTTCCATTGTTTTGTAATGTTACGCCAGAGGGCACCGTAAAGGTATCACCTGAGTCCCCTAGAGTGAAAGAGGTTCCCGACGAAGGAGAGATTTTATTAACTTTAATTTCTGATGCCATTATATTATTACCAAATTACCTGTTATTGTTTGCGTACCTGTAATTGTTACAGGGCCTGCTAAAACTCCTGAATCTATTGTTTGATCATCACTTAACGTAGAACTATGCGTTGTTACATATGCCGTAGCATCCATGCTAGGAGAAGGTGCACGTTTTGCTGGATATGTACAAAATACATCTTTCGTACCTGCTGAAAAATCTACAGCAGCATCACCATTTGTACTTTCAAGAATTGTTGTTCTTGATAGCGTATCAGGCGTTGCATCAGTTACTGTGCCAATACCAATTTCATACTCTGTACCAGATTGAGCTACAATAGCATAATACGTTGTATTGGTCGTACCAATCCCCGCAACAAAAGTTTGAAATCCATCACTTGCCCCCGCAAGGTTTACGGTCCCCGTTCCTGTTGTTGTCGTGGTTTCCTTAACACGATCATTGATAATCAATGCCATGTTAAATCCTTACGATAATCTCAGTATAGCTGTGCTTGTACCTGGCGCTGGAAACTGAACAGTAAATGTGCCGTTGGTTGCTGTAAAGTCAGAACCAAAAGCTAAAATACAAACTGCATCCGTTGTTGATGTACCACCATCTGTTGTAGTGTTATAGATCATCGCTCCGTTTGCTGTAAAGCTAGCAGAAGTCCATTGAGGATCATTTGAGAAATCAACATAAGCTGTTGATGCTCCTGAACCACCTGTAACCGATTGACCAGTTAAAGTCTCACCGCCTGCTGTGTAAGCCGAACCAGATGTGTTTGTAATTTCATTAGTTGTTGAATAATTTTCTGTAGTTGCATCTAAACTTGCACTTGATGTAAACAATGCAATTTTAAAAGTACTACCACCACTTGCAAAATCATGAAACCCTTTTAAAAGGTCTCTTTTAAATGTATTGCAAACTGCTTGTGATATAGCCATTTTTTTCTCCTATGGTTGTTGAGAAGGCAAAGGTAAACGAATAACACCATCTTGATACTCATCTCTTCGTCTTCTTCCTTGTTGTTCTATTGCAAGTCTTTGCACAGCTTCTTGATAGCTTTTTTCATATTGTGCGAGCAAATCATATGGTCCTTTGAGATATTTAAAAGCCTCAATAAGACAAGCATACAATAATACTTGTGGCGCATTTGTACTAACCCAACTGGTTGTGTTAGTTGCGGAAAGCCCTGTTTCATTACGATTCAAAGCTAATTCTATATTATAAGCGACATCAGGGGTTGGCGCAACATATAATGTGTTCTGATCCCACATAGCATAATATTTTGGTTTACCTTGAGATGTTCTATTAGGCCAATATTCAGTCATATAACTAATATCTTTTTGCAATAAATAACTTCTAACATTAGCCTCAGTTCCTGTAGTTGCATATATAGATGCAGTGCGAACAAACGACATGGTGCTAGGTGTATCTCCTGGCAATACAATAAATTCATTTCCTACACTTAACGTAGTAAATTGATAAGATCTAAAACAATCTAAATCCACTTCTCTAAATATACGAAGTTCCGCTTGAGAAATAAAATCATTAACCACCGTATCTGTTAAAACATCGGAAGATGTTTCTGTGTAAGCTCTAATTTGATCTACAACTTCTGCATATGTACTCATGATATTACCACCGTCGCTGTTCCTAATTGTGTATTCATTATAGTATCTTGATTAGCTTGTGAACTTCCGCTTAATGGTTGCATGGTTCTAACTTGAACCGTTTCCATAGCTCCTGGTGCAGGTATGGGGTTAAATTGTTGTATTGTTTGCATAACTGTTCCAAATCCATTTAAGCCAATAGCAGGAGAAACACCATTAGATCCTCCATTACTCATGATTGTTGAAGTTGGATCATCATTTATATAAATACCTCCAAGAGGTATAGTAACACTAATTACTTGTGGTTTAGCGTGTTGTAAAGATTGTGCATCGGTCGGATGATTAGTTGGATTTAATAAAGGAGATTTAGGTTCATACTCTGAAGTATGTACCCAAGCACCTGTCCATTCCTGAACCATCTCATTATATGGATATGCTTGACCATCTCTATCAGATATTCGTAAAGCAAATCTACCTGATGAATAACGAGCCATTAATAAGTTCCTCCTATTAAACCTACTCTTGGAACAAAATGAGAGCTTACATTTTCTCTATTTGTATCAGCCGCCCTTTGAAACTCTTCTTCATATACTTGTTTTAAAATTCCAATTCTATCAGGCGCGTATTTCATAGCTATGTAGTAAGCTAAACCTGCTGTTAAGCACGGTAAAAATGAAAAAGGTATTTCATTATTATTAGTGTAATCACCAGAATCTTTCATTCTAAGCACAGCATAATAAACGACTGTATAAGCTGCATCCGCTGCAGGATATAAAAATAATTTAGGATTAATTGTTTTTTCAAAATAATATTGAGTTGGTCTACCCCCAGAAGTTTTAACAGTATAGTTTAAATACGTTGACCTACTAATAGGAGAACAAGAATACTCATTATTGTTTGAATCACGAATAACAAGATCTGTTATTTCTACAATTTGAGAAGCATCACTTGCTGTTGCTCCGTATAAAGCTGTACCACTTAACTCAATAGTGTTAGCAGCAAGAGCCGCTGTTTGTTTTTGTATTGTCCAAAGATTAAGACCTCTATTAGACCATTCAGCTAAAATAAGATTTAAAGAACGACGAGCGGTTCTAAGTTGGTACCCAGTACGATCTTGTAAACCGCATCGTTCAAAAGCTTCTTCAACTATTTCATCAATAGAAAAATCAAAGTTTGCTGTGCTTGCATAAGTTGGCATTTAACTACTTAGCAATACCCATGCCGCGTTTAGCTATACCGCCACCACGTTTATTAATGACTCCTTTGCCAGTGCCTTTACCAAACTTACCATAAGATTCATTTGCACTATCACGTAATTGTTTTTTAGTTCTTTTCTTTTTAACTCTCATAGCGATAGATTCATCTTTTCTATCTTTATAGCCTTGTTGTTTTTTGCCAACTGAACCACCTTCTTT